TGGGTTGCGATGGATGACTCTAAAGAGATTTATAACGAGACATTATTCTTGGTCCAAAATTCATGGGGCCAATGGAATGGCGGTCCTAAAAGACTTGACCAACCAGACGGTAGTTTCTGGATTCGTCAGGGTGATGCCGCAGGAATGCTCAGAGGCGGTGGTGCTTGGGTGTTTAGCGATGTAGATGGTTTCCCACCACGAAACGTTGAGTGGACAATAGACGAGGTATTTTAATTATGAAACGTAGACTTTTTTCATTGATAGCAATCTCAGCACTTGTACTGCCTTCATGCTCAAGTGAAACTGTAGTATCACCAGTTGATCTTAGCGAGAAAATTAATAAGGCAAATCAAGCACTAGACAATGCAGAAGCAAAGGTTTTGGGCAATACTCCAGATGATACAGATCCAAAGCCAAATGAAGATCCAGCCAAATGCCCATGTAAAGGCACTGGGTCTATTACACATGGTGATGGACATAAGACTCCATGCCCTTTCCATTCGGGTGGGGCAGTGGAACAGTCAAAGTCAGAACCAGAGGAAGAAAAGCCACCAGTAGAAAAGATCACTCAAACCCCACATCCAGACCCAGATGTCTGCGACTGTGATGGTATTGGTGTTCTGATCGTTGATGGGGAAAAGGATATGTGTCCTTTTCATGCCGAGAAGCACGATTTAATTATTCAATCACACTAGTAGGAGAACTAAAATGGCTAATGTAAGAGTACCAGATTCAAAGTCATTCTCACTTAATGGAAACGACCTTGTTAACCTTGGCAAGAATGCCGCTCTAGTCGGTCTTGCTGCTGCACTAGCATACGTTGGTGAGAACATTTCATCAGTTGATCTAGGAAACATGGGCGTTATGCTCGTTCCTGTCATTGCTGTTGGTCTTGATACGCTCGTTAAGTGGGCCAGGAATAACGTTACTGAGTAATTTTTAAAAAGGGGTTAACCAATGGAAATGAATCCGCTACAGATTGTAGCTATTACCCTTGGTGCAGTCCTGGTAATCTATAGCGTAAAGGACGACGCTATGGGTTTCCTTGGAGGCATTAAGAAAATGTTTTCGTCAAAGAAGTCTGTCGTGGCAAAGAAGGAAACTCTTACTACCCTTGTGCGTAAGTGGGATGCCTTGTCAGATGCATTAAAGGCTTCTGGTCTTGAAGAGGCCCATAGTAAGCTACAAGAAGTTTTTCCTATGCTAATAAAGGTAGAAGAGAATGAATAAAAGATTAACCCTTGTCATTGGTCTTATTCTTATCATTATTGGTGGATTTGGTAATAATCTATCACTAGATGGTCTTGGCGATCTACTAAAGAATGTGGTTAATGTGGAGGTTGTTGATGTCGGCGTAGACGAACCAAGCGAAAAGGTTTCAGAGTTAGTCAGTCCCATTAAGGCTATCGTGACAGATAAAGATGATAGGATAGATATCGCTGTATTCCATAAGGTTCTTGGTGATAGAATGCTAAAATACCAAGACATGAATACACAAGAACTTAATGACCTATATGTTGAGTATGCCCGTGGGTTTTTTGGTGGCTCATTGAATGATAAGTATGTTGGGCTAGACCAGCTTATTCTTTCTGTTCTCAAGAGTCAGACAGGAGATGAGTTAGCCATGCTAGGTGTTAAGGAGCGTGGTTTGCTAGCTGAACTATTTTATGGGATTGCTTGGCATCTTCAGAAATGAGGCTTGAATGTCTAACGTCATCTATACATCCTATGGCTGGGGAACTGGAGAGGGTGGTCATGGTCATTTTGATGGAAGAGAATGGACAGAAGTCCAGAGAGAGAAAATAAGTGAATACTGCCGTATCAACTCTATTGATCTTAAAGTTATTGATACTGAGCATAAATGGATGTCTAAGATATTATCGACTATCGAGCCAGATAAAGACATTCATTCAAAAAATCACTCAGTCTACACACTAAGTGCTATTGCCGCACTACTAGATTTTTGTGAGTCTGATCACGATCTATTCTATTGGCTGCACTTAGATATGGTAATTGGCAACATGGATGTGAACGTGTTTGACACGTTCTATCTTCCAGATGATAGGCTTTATGTTTGGGCAAAGGAAGATTTTTATCTTGATCGTGATTGGGATCGTACTAAACTAGGAATGCTTGATAATCTAGAGCGAGCTATTGGTTCTAAGATATCCCCAGAATACAAACGATTCAAGGCTAATGCGTCCAACGTAATAGCTTCAAAAAGCTGTGCTAAAAAATTCAGGGAGGTACTCTTAAGTCAAGTTAACTTTCTAGAGAATCCACCTGATCCAGCAATCGGATTCATAGAGGAAACCGTTATAGAAGCTGTTGAAGCAGCTAGCGACATTGAAGTCGGAGATTCTTACACCTTCAATGATGAATGCGTCTATGATAAATCTCTTATCCCAGTCAACTTTTGTGAGTTGGATGGGTATACCAGTAGCTTTCCATACAATTCTGTATTCGTCCACTTCTGGGGCGAGAGAAAATTTAGCATTCCACAATTCTACAAAGATAGAAACATGCTATAGGCAAAGTAGCCAAAAACAATTGATAAGTATTAAGGGATCAGATACTCAATGGAGGACTAGAATGGATATTTTTGGTGTTTTGAAGAGCGAATACGAAAACGCAATGACAAAGGCAGCTTTTGACATGAACATAGCCGTTCAGGATCAAACATCAAAGGATGCTGTAGCGAAGATGGATAGGGCTATCCGTAGCTACACAATGGCTAAGATGTCGCTGGAAGTGTTAAATGATGTTGGTAAGGCATATGAGACTAGCAGTTTAACGCAGGAGGCTGTTGTACGTGCCTCCACTGGGCAGATGGGGGATGTTAATGAAGACGAGGGTTAGTTTAATTGTCGCTAATCAAGACAGAAATGCTGACATGATGAGCGATAGATTCTTTAGTGTGTACGTTGATGACAATGACGAAATACCAATTAAGTACATTTCATCTAAAGACGAAGAAGAAACACTAAAAGAGTTATGGGAAGAGCATTTCGATGTTGCTTATGAATGGGCTTACATTGAGCTTGCTGATTTTTGGAAACCAGAACCAGACACATGCGAAGCTATTTATGTCTGCATGACTCCAGCAATCAGAGGAATGAATAAGGGTGGCAGTTTTTGTGGACAGAACTCGGGAGTAAGATTTAATGAAAGACACGAAAGAATCATCGCCTTCAAACTCAGACCAGGATATGTCTGGTCGCGTAGAAAGTGAACTATCAACACGATGCGAGCTTATGCTGTATGTTGACCAGAAAGGCGTAATCTCATTTTTATGTGATTGGGACCAAGATGAGGCTGGTGTAGAAGCCCTTGGCGATGTTCTATATAAGCTAAAGCATGAAAATTTAGTAGACACAATGGTTACTTCCCTATACAAGCAATGTGTATTAAGTAACAAGCTAGAAACATTCAATAAAGTATTAGCGTGTATTCATGAAAAGGTATTGAATAAATCTGGAGACGACAAAGTAGTAATCCGTCCTACGAAAGCAATTTAACGGAGAATACACATGTACACAAAGCCAAAAGTAAAAAAGATTGCATGGGAAAGCTGGAATGTAATCGAGGAAGAAATTAAAGCCCAAAAGGGACCATCTCTGTCTTCTTTATTGCAAGATAAACTGTTAGATTCTGATGAAGAAGAAATGGAAGACGACATGGATGACGCCCTTGGTCCTCCAGGCATGTTTTTCATGCCACAAAAAGAGATGATAGAAACTCCTGTTGGAATATTCAACGAAGATTCTTTCATGCTCCCGTCAAAAAGATGGGATTGCTGGTTAGGCTACACAAATTTTGAGATTAAGGGGTCTATGGCAGACCTTATCGAGTCTATAGAAGGCGTTGAAGCTTTGAGGGTTTTAGGTCGATATACCTTCTTTGTGGGCGTTGCCAAGCTTTTTGAGATCAGCGACGTTCGTAAGGATATTGAAGAAGGGCTTTGCACATATACCGAGGAGGAAATTCTGTCGGATATAAATGTCAGCGAAACCGTGGATTTGGTGAAAAGCCAGCTTGACAAGGAAAAGTTTTGGTCTATAATGGTCCTAGTGGACGGGTCAGTTGAGTACGTGAGTTCAAACGAGATGAACAAGGCTTATTTGGATAGCGTAGCCAAACTTACCGCACTAAAGAATATGGTTGGAGGGATCATTATTCACAATAACGACTAATTTTTTGAGGAGGCATTATATGCTTAATATTGACGATTGCTTGAGTGACAATAGTGTGCGTTCGATAATGAAGAGTGTTGGAAATAAGTACAGATACTTTCTAGATGAAGATGACATTTCGTCTATCTCACTCACCACTTTGTGGAGATGCACACAAAAGTATGACCCAGATAGAAAGGCTAAGTTCACATCCTATCTTTATCAGCAGCTAAATTACGCTTTTAAGAATCAACTGAAGAAGAATTCCAAGAAGCGTGATTATGCTACTGAGGACATTGAAAAGGTGTACCATGACTACTCTGGTTCGGAAGCATTCGACATTCTGAACAGCATTCAGCCAGAGTCAGCAGAAATTCTACGCCAGAGGTACTATGGCAACATGACAATTCAAGAGATTGGCGAGGCCAATGGTTATTCCCGTGAAACGGCACGGCGAAGAATCAATCAGGCTATTGACGAGTGTAACAATAATTGAGGAGATGTATGAACAGACTAAATGGACAACGTGTTTATTTAGTTGGGGCTATGGATAGGGTGAAGGATCGTGGCGTTGAGTGGAGGGAGTATATTACTCCGTTCCTAACCAATCTTGGTGTCACGGTCTTTAACCCTACCTGTAAGCCATGCAAAATTGGCGTGGAAGATGAGACTACTCACATACTCAAAAAGGAGCTAAAGTCTCAAGGAAAGTATGATGAATTAGCCTCAATCATGAAGAACATTAGATCTGTTGACCTAAGAATGGTAGACATTTCTGATTTCATTATTGTCAACTTGGATTTATCAGTCCATCCATGCGGCACGTATGAGGAAATTTTTTGTGCGAATAGGCAGAAAAAACCCATATTAGTTCATGTGGAGCAGGGTAAAAGTCAAGCCCCAGATTGGCTGTTTGGAACCATACCTCATAATATGATTTTTAGTGATTGGGAAGAGTTAAAGCGATACTTGGAATCCGTAAATAGCTCTCCCACTTTTGACAATCAAAATAGATGGTACTTTTTTGACATTTAATTTAAAGGAGTTCACAATTGAAGATTATTGAAGACGTTAAGCTAGACTTTGATGATGTTTTGATTAGACCTAAGCGGTCTTTCCTTACTAGTAGAGCAGATGTAGATCTCTACAGAAAGTTCATATTCCCACATTCCCCTAGAACAATTGAATGTGTTCCAGTTATGGCGGCGAATATGGATACAACTGGTTCCATGAAAATGGCAGACGCTCTCTCTCAAAGAGGATGTATTACATGTCTTCATAAGCACTATGCTATAAATGAGTATGTCGAGTATTTTGAGAAAGAGGGTAGTAATAATGATCTTGTGTTTTATTCTACTGGTACTAGTTGTAATGATCTTGATAAAATGGAGGAGGTTTTTACGAGGCTAGATAGAAGTCTTAACATCTGCGTTGATGTTGCAAATGGATATACTGAGCAGTTTGTCAAAACACTAAGTCTTATAAGAGAGCGTCATCCTGATGTTATAATAATGGCTGGCAACGTTGTTACACCAGAAATGGTAGAAGAATTAGTTCTCCATGGTGGCGTTGATGTTGTCAAAATTGGAATTGGTTCTGGAAGTGTTTGTACGACAAGATTAAAGGCTGGAGTTGGCTACCCTCAACTTAGTGCAGTTATGGAATGTGCTGATGCCGCCCATGGTGTTAATGCTCATATCTGTAGCGATGGTGGCTGTAAGACTCCTGCTGACGTTTGTAAGGCTTTTGGAGCTAATACTGACTTCGTAATGCTTGGTGGTATGTTGGCTGGATCTGATTGCTGTGAGGGCGAATGGGAGTATGAATTCAGATGTCTTCACAGGCAGAAAGAATTCTGGCAGCCATTTGACCCATCAACTGGTAATGGCAAGAGGAAAACAGCACTGAAATTTTATGGTATGTCAAGCAAAGAGGCCATGGATAAGCATAATGGTGGAGTTGCCAACTATAGAACCAGTGAAGGCAAGTGTGTTAGAATTCCATACAAGGGAACTACTGACGAAGTAATCTCTGATATTCTTGGCGGTCTTAGAAGTGTAGGCACGTATATTGGTGCTGGTTCTATTAAGGATTTTGGCAAGAAGACAACCTTTATTAGGGTAAATAATACTCACAACACGGTCTATGAAAAATCATAAATTGTGTATTAATGTTTAGGACATGGACTACAAGCGGATTATTTTGGAACTTTGTACAATTTTTTTTCAAGGAGTAATCCGATGGCAGTACCTAGTTCAAATTCACATCTAAAGAACACAGCAAACGGTGCTTTTACTGCTACCACTGAGGGTGGTACAATTCTAGGCAACGGAACAACTGGTTCAGTTATTACTAAGTCTCTACTGATTAAGGATAGTGCCGTTGATCCTGGTATTCTTCCTGGTCCAAAGGCACTTGCCAATGGTCTAGTGGCAGCCCAGAAGGTTCTATCTGGTGGAACTTTTGCTTATAATTCATCAGAATGGGTTATGATGACAATTGCAACAAGCCTTTCAGGTGTTGCAAATACATCACTACTCATTCCTGGTGCTGATTCAAGGCGTCGTCCTATTGCCCAGTTCGTACATGACTTTGGTGCTAAACTACTAACCATGTGGAGAACTAATCGTTTCTCATGGCTCGGTGTTAAGGCATCTGGTGCGAAGCTTGGCAGCCGCAGACAGTGGACTTCAGCAATCACCTCCGGTGGTTCTGCTTCCGCTGCTCCTCCAACCCTATCCACACAGGATATGCTTGATCCAGTTGCTGGCTCAGATGCTCGCTTTAGCGACTCCGCAGCCAATCCAACAAGAGCAATTCCTGGTGAATTGGTAATGAAGACGGACTTCGTTGATCTTTCAGTCGCCACTGGTGGTGACTTCTTCGACTATAAGCCAATCACTGGCTGATAGTTAGCAAGGTTAGATTTTAGGCATGGGGGAGGCATTTCTTCCCCATGCCCTTCCTTAATCACACAATCACACACAACAGAACGGAATATTTAAAATGACATGGGAATCAGCACATTCAATACTAGAAGGTTTAGGATTAGCCTTCATACCATTCGTGGCATGGGTGTCGTTGCAGATTATTTCTATGGGCAAGCAGATTATAGTTTTGGAGTCAAAAGTGAACGATGCTTTCAGCAAAAGATTAAGCTCTCTTGAGTCAAAAGTTACTTCAATAGAATCAAAACTAGAAATAAAGATAGACAAAATCGAAGAGAATGTCTTAGACTGCAAATTGACAATCAACAATCTTATTGTAGAGAAATTTGACACGATGATACGCAGATGGGAATCCATGAATAAGGAAAAGGAATAATGATTGAAAGATTAATCAAGTCTATTTGTAAGCACTTCGGCATCGAAAAAGAAATGGTTGACAAAGTGAAGACAATCGTTGATAATATAGATGTCGAAGATGATGGTCAAACGGTTCGTATAACATTTAAGGTTGATGACGCAACCGTTATTTTAAAGAAGAACAAGATAAATGAAGGAGAATAGGAATCCATGTCACTAAAATCATTGATGAACTACACTTTTGTATCTAAGTATGCCCGATGGATTCCAGAAAAGAAGAGACGCGAAACGTGGCAGGAAGCAGTTGATCGCGTTCGCCAGATGATGCTGGACGCATATGCTAGTCCAGAGCAGGATGCTGATGGTAAGATTGCTGATCTTATCAATCGTGCTTATGATGACATGAAAAAGAAAAAGATTCTAGGATCACAGAGAGCGTTACAGTTTGGTGGCAGCCCTGTGTTCAAGCATAACGCACGTATTTACAATTGTATTGCCTCATACGCCGATAGGCCACGATTTTTTCAGGAGTGTATGTATCTCCTGCTATGCGGATGTGGCACTGGGTTTTCAGTACAAACACATCACGTAGGAAAACTACCAAATTTCGTAAAGAGCAAGAGCGGCTCAAAGAAGTTCGTTATAGAAGACTCAATAGAAGGATGGTCAGATGCAGTTGGGGTTCTTGTTAGCAGTTATTTTGATGATTGCGAGTTGTTTCCAGGTTATAATGCTAAGAATGTTACGTTTGATTATTCACAGATTAGACCCGCTGGATCACTACTCAAATCAAGTGGAGGAAAAGCACCGGGACCAGAACCGCTTAAAAAGGCTTTAAACAACATCAAAAAAGTTTTTGAGAGAGTTATTAAAAACGGAGGTGATCGACTAAAGTCGGTTGATGCATATGATATTGTTATGTACGCTGCTGATGCTGTTATTAGCGGTGGGGTTCGTAGGAGTGCAACTATCTGCGTGTTCTCGCCGGATGACGAAGAAATGGCAAAGGCTAAGACAGGAAATTGGTTTATAGAAAATCCACAAAGAGGTAGATCTAACAATTCTGCTCTCTTGCTAAGAGATAAAACCACTCTGGAAGAATTTTCAGAACTAATGAGTTCTGTTAAGGAATTTGGAGAGCCTGGGTTTATTTGGTCAGACTCAACTGAGCTTATTGTTAATCCATGCGTTGAGATTGGCATGTGGCCTGTTGATGAAAAGACCGGAGAAACTGGTTGGCAGGCATGTAATCTGTCAACTATTAACTGTGCCAAGGTCAAGACAGAGCAAGACTTTTATGATGCTTGCGTGTCTGCTGCTATCATTGGTACACTTCAAGCTGGATTTAGTACTTTCCCATATCTGGGTGAAGTATCTGAGCGTATTATCGCCAGAGAAGCACTGCTTGGTGTTTCAATGACTGGTATCATGGAACAACATGAGATCTGTCTAGATCCAGAAATTCAGAAGCGTGGTGCTACAATAGTAAGAGAAACCAACGAGGAGGTTGCCCATCTTATTGGTATTAACCAAGCGGCACGTACAACATGTGTTAAGCCAGAAGGCACTTCCAGTTGTATTCTTGGAACATCGTCTGGTATTCACCCACATCACGCCAAGCGTTACATTCGTCGCGTTCAGGCCAACAAGATGGAACCAATTTATCAGCACTTCAGAGGCAAGAACCCAAGAGCTTGTGAAGAAAGCGTATGGTCAAATAACGACTCAGATGATGTTGTATCATTCTGTGTTGAGGTTCCAGACGGGTCAAAGACCAAGAATCAGCTTGATGCTGTAGACTTGTTAAACTATGTGAAAAGCACACAGCAGAGCTGGGTTGTAAATGGTACTAATCCTGAGCTATGCACTCAGAAGTGGCTTGTTCACAATGTTTCCAACACTATCAATGTAAAGCCAGATGAATGGGAAGAAGTTACAAACTTCCTGTATGACAACAGACAGTATTTCTGTGGTGTGTCGCTACTTCCAATTGCTGGTGATAAAGATTATGCACAAGCACCATTCACTACTGTCTATCTGCCAACTGAACAGGTACAACGTTATGGTGATGCTTCACTTTTTGTTAGCGGTCTTATTGAAGTTGGCCTAAGATTGTTTGAGGATAATCTATGGGCAGCCTGCGATAGTCTGCTTGGCTTTGGTCAAAAGATTAAGGGCAAAGACAAGCAGGAGTATCTGGAGCGATGCCAACGTTTTGCTGATAAGTACATGAATGGCGACCTAAAGATGCTAACATACTGCATGAAGGATGTATTCGTATGGAAAGAATGGGTTGACATGCGGAGAGAGTATACAGACGTTGATTATACAGAAGTAATCGAAGAGGAAAACAACGTCAAAGCAGAACAGGAATGGGCTTGCTCAGGTGGAAGCTGCGAAATTAGATAAACATAAGAAAGGACTTTATGACAAACATTTTTTCACATGGTGTTACTGTTGTTCCAACGTCTACAAATACTGAACTAAAAGTCTTAAGACTTATTAAGACGGCACAAATGCCAAGAAAATCAAACCCAGATGATGCTGGTTATGATCTTTGTTCTGTGCAGGATTTAGTAATTGATCCAGGTAAAAGAGCCATGGTAAAAACTGGGCTTGTGCTTGGCATACCTTCTGGTTATGTTGGGCTCATTTGGCCCAGGTCTGGATTGGCAGTTAAGAAGGGCATCGACACACTTGCTGGGGTTGTTGACTCTGGATACAGAGGCGAGGTTTGCGTTGTTCTACAGAATCATGGAGATGAGCCAGTAGTAATAGAAATTGGCGATAGAATCGCACAACTTCTTGTTCAGGCTATTGGATGTGTATCTATTGGTGAGGTCACTTCTATGGATGAATCTGATCGTGGGACCGGGGGCTTTGGCAGTACTGGACGTTAAGCATGGCTAATGATCGTATCTTTTGGGCCTGTAAGGCCGTTGCTGTAGATGGAGCATTCTTAAATGGTGTTCAGTCTGTCGGTGTTAGCTCTAGTATTGATAGGGTATTTCAGTCAGACGAGGGCAGGCACTATCAAAAATTTATCTATGAAACCAAAGATAAGACTCATACTATAAACATCAGTAGAGTTCTTTCTTCTGGAGATAGTCTATTCCATCCATGTGCAAGTCACGTAATAGCAGATATTGGCTATGATAAAGGTACATTCGCCACAAAAGATATAGCAATCGTTTATGGTCAAGATGATACTTCTAACATCGGCAATTCTGGGTCATACACTACTGTAACATACTATAAATGTAGAATAACTTCCATATCCTATTCCATGACCGCACAGGGATCTCTTACAGAAGAGATTACACTAGAGTCAAGAATAGCAAAGTACGGAACTAGTGGTGCTTCAGGGCTACCAACATCACCACAATCAGCAACTACACTACGAAGAAAATACATAGATATTCTATCATCTACATTACCTTCTGAAGTTACCACGGCATTTACTAATGGTTTAGAGGTTGATAGCCAAACTGTCTACGGTATACAGGAAATCAATATTCAACTCACGTTTACATACACTAATATTGTTAACTATGGAAGCCCATGGTCTGGATATGATGCAGATGAGAATGTAAATGATTACTTTTTCCTACAGATGCCAGTAGGAATTTCATGTTCTTTTACTGGTCTGAAACGTGATAACTTTGCCACATTTGATATTGGCAAGGATTCACCAGCTAGTGAATTAGCAGATAATAAATCTATTGCTATTGTTACCTCTGATTTTACTTTTAACCTTGGGGCTAAAAATTATCTATCAGATTTCTCAGAAAGCGGAGCAGACGCGGGAGGTTCAAATGCTAGTATTACATTAACCTACGAAAACAAAAACAATGATTTTACAACATCCTAAGAAGGTGACAAAACATGTCAAGAAAAAAACCGCTAACGCCTTTAACTCCTGCAAAGAAAAAGGCTCCACCAACAAAGAAAGTACTCAAGCCAAAAAGCCGTAACCAAGCAGATTATATCAAAGCAATGAATAATTCTGACGTTACATTCTGTAGTGGTCCTGCCGGTTCTGGTAAGACTGCATTATCAGTGGGCTTGGCTTGTCAGTATTTGCTAGAGGAAAGGATTGATAAGATCGTAATCACAAGACCAGTGGTAGAGTCTGGTCGCGGTCTTGGGTTTTTGCCAGGGACACTTACGGAAAAGATTTTGCCATACCTAATTCCAATTATTGAGGAAATGAAGCTATATCTGACCCCAGATACTTTTAACATGGCTAAGTCTAAGAACATTATTGAGCTTTGTCCGCTAGAATATATGCGTGGTAGAAATTTCCACAAAACATTTATGATACTAGACGAAGCACAGAATGCGACATATGAACAAATTAAGATGTTTTTAACACGAATTGGAATTGATTCCAAGGCTGTTATTAATGGCGACGTTACTCAGACAGACCTACCAGAAAATTGTATTGGTGGTCTTGATGATTGTATGTACAGACTGTCAGACATTAATGGGGTTTCTCTATGTAGATTAACTCCAACAGATATTGTGCGTAATAAAATTATTGCGGATATTATTGCTCGCCTGTGAAAAAACAGAGATTCTGATTGATTACTATGTGGAGGCTAGCACCCGTTAGCCTCCCATTATTTGAAGGAGAACAAAATGCCAACGTATGATTTTGAATGTGAGAAATGTGCTTACTATACTGAGATCTTTCAGCCGCACGACGCACCATCTGTTCACGTATGCCCACACTGCGGGAAAAACGAACTAGTCAAGGTGTTTATCTCGCCCCCAAATTTTTTCGTCAGAGGCGATCCTGGCACTGTTCAGCATCTAGCAGACAGAAATACCCAAAATATGGGTCATTATGAGCTACAAGACAAACAAGCTGCTGATAACATTAATAATCCAAAAGAGCAGGAAAGACGCAAGGTTCGCCAGGAGCAGTGTAGAATCAATAAGATGACTCCGCAGCAAAAGCTAAACTGGATTAAGAATGGTGATTGATCATGGGGATGAATGAAGAGTCAAAACATATTGCTAGGCGTGACTGCCCACACAATGTTACTGTGACAATGAAAGTGGACATTCGCAAGATGAATAATGATGGGCTACTTGAGCCAGAGATTATTGGAAACAGACTGCTAGAAAAGTATGGTATTACTACAAAAGCTCAGTTCTCATTTAATGCAGTAAACGAGGCAGAGGCGATTAGGATTCTTAAGGCAAAAATGGAGAAACTTAACGAATGGATAGACTAACAGAAGACGACCTGAAGGGACTAAATCTTCCAGACCCAGATGTTGCCGATATTGTCTTCTTGGATAAGAATGGCAAGCCAACCCAAAAGGAAGATCAAGCTGTTGTGAAGCTAGTAACCACCAGCGGTAAGACAAATCATTTCGTAAAGTATGCCCGTGGAGAATTGGTTGATCCACATCATACAGATTCCAGGCAGTACCTGACTCAAAAGCTTTTTAAGTTTAGAAAGGTTGATGCCAAGACGTATGAACGTTATGAGAAATTTCTAAAGACCAAGAATACATTGTACTACACTCAAGCCCGAAGACTTTTAATGAGGAGTTCTTGATATGAAGAAGGGACCGCTTTCAAATTCAGATAAGGAATACATTGCTGAGAATCTAAAGATGTCAGCAGAGGAACTATCCGAAGAGCTAGAAAGATCACTAAAGGCTGTAACTGCTTATCGTGATTCACTTACTGCAAATAAGAAGACAGAGGTTATTAAGAAGCCAACAGACATGGATCTATATGCCAGAAATAAAGAGTATGGTGTTGTAATCATGACTGAGAATGCGTCTTCTGCGGCAGACGATAAGAGAAAGAAAGAGCCTAAGACAATGAGTCACATTCGTAAGTTACGTAGTGCAATTCATAGGATCAAGGAGTAGAATATGCTATGTACATCCATTGACCCATACTTTGAGGATCTGTGCTATAATAAGCTATACATTAGCTGGCAGATTACTTTAAACGATGGGACTAAAGTGTACGGAGATTATGATCGTCCAGGCTTTGAAAACCCATGGTTGCGTTTGAAGAAGCATTGTGAGGATAATGATCTATTTATAACAAAGGTCGAGCTACACATGTTTGGAGCACCAGCAGAGGTTTTCTTTGAAGACCCAGATGGGCTTGATGGGGTTGTGGTAATGCGTGGCATGGCAAAGGATCAAGCCATGGACGGATCACACTCCCAATCGTTTCAAACACTAACTGTTGGATTACTAAGAGATGACTGTTCATGTTTAGATATTTCTAAATACACATGGCCCATCTCAGAGCTTGAACAAAAAACAGGAACGCGAGTATTAACGCCCGAAAACCTTAAACACATGATTTTTAAGAATGGATCACCAAAAAAGCAACACGAAGAAGTACAAAAGCATCTCAACAGGTGAGCCTTGTTCTGCTGCACAGTACGTAGCAGAGATGTTATGTATGCGTAAGCGTGAACGTGAAAACGTTGGCAGTCTTGAGTTTAAGTTTTGGAACAAGTCCTATAGGGACGAGTACCAAGTACAGATCAGGGTTGCTAACAAAGTTATAAAGAAGTATGGCGAAGAGGCTTTACTTCACTATCTAAAGAGCCCAGCGAATAAACGTATCTACTCGCTGGGTTTTCTTCACTCTTCTAAAAAATTTGTATTGATTACCAAGTGGATTGAAGAAGGTATCAAAAAAAGTGCCGCAATAATAGCAGAGGAAAAGAAGAAAGTCAAAACTGTTGTGAACACTGATAACCTTGTATACAAACCTCGCAAATCATTCGGAAGTAAAAACTCCTTAGTTAACAGGCTCAGAAAGGCAGACGATGGCAAAAAACAGAATTGAAAATGACTACGTTCAAAAGTTGATCAAGGAATATGGAAACATTATCATTAATGGTAATGAACTACTAGAGGAGCAAAAGAATCTCAAGGTTATAAGCGTCAGTCCCGCTATTGATCTTGCTCTTGGTGGCGGCATCAGGGAAGGCTCATGGGTAACTCTTACTGGAGATCCAAAGAGCGGCAAGACCACAACCGCTATGCAGATAGCGTGTAACTGCCAAAAGGAAGGCAGACCAATTATCTATCTAGATGTTGAGGGCCGACTAAAGGAAATGAATTTTGAGGTTCCAGAGCTTGACCCAGCAAAGATGAAGATTATTCATCCAGAGGATAAGCCAATTCCGGCAGAAGACTTTCTGGACATTGCCTATAAGCTAATGAGTCATCCAGATTTCCATGGCTCGGTTCTTATCATAGACTCCATATCGTCTCTTATGCCTGCAAAGGAATTGGATGGAGATATGAGTGCTGGACGAGCGGGTCTACCTAAGATTCTGTCTGTCTTTACGAAAAAGATGGGACAGTTATTGCCACGGCAGCGTGGCTTGGTGATTGCTATTACTCACTACATTGCTAACACTTCTGGTTTTGGTAAAGCCAAGATGGCAGACGGTGGCAATAAGATTCAGTATCAGGCAGATACTAGAATGGAAATAGCTGGTGGCGGGGAAAAGGTTTCTGCTGTCACCCCATGGGTTAATACCAAAGGTGATAGAATTGGTCAGGCTGTAAACTGGAAGATCGTTTGCTCATCTATGGGTCCACCTGGAGGTAATGTCCAGAGCTGGATTAGATATGGCAAGGGGATTGATAAGGTACAAGAAGTTATTATCCTGGCTATGGATGTTGGCATGATTGAAAAGGCTGGAGCATGGATGACTTGTTCGTTCATGAATGAACTACCAGAACTAGTCAAGAAGATCAAGCCAGATGTTGACGTTTCTGATCCAGAAGCAGTATCTAAGGCTTTTAAGTTTCAGGGACAGGATAATCTCTACGGATTCTTTGCTGAGAACCCAGAGGTTGGGGTAGAACTAGAAAGAATGATTAAGGAGATGTTATGAACATTAAGGGTCTAGACGGCAAGGAATATGTTTGGAATCCAACCAACTGCCAAGCTAAAGCGTCGTCACGATCCGCACTTCACAAGAAGGCAAAGGCTTTGCTTGATGAGGTGTTTACTCATGATAGAGTTCTACAAGAAGTTTCTTTGCCTGGAACCAAAGACCAGTATAGAAAAAGCACACTGCGAGGCGATTTGTTTATTCCGAATCGTAAGATACTGGTTGAGGTTCACGGCGAACAACACTATAAGTTTAACAAGTTCTTTTACAAGAGCAAGCTAGACTTCTATCGTGCAAAAGCAAGAGATAATGACAAGAGAAACTGGTGTGAGATAAATGACATTACACTAATAGTCTTTAACTACGATGAGGACATTGATGAGTGGAGAAGAAAGATTTAAAGAATTTGTAGAGAACATTGATAGATGGTCAAAGGCTATTGGCATAAGAGAAGTTAAGATAAGCGACGACATAGAGGAAGCGTTAAATCTTGATGGATCTAGGTTAGACTCTCTAACATACGCACAATGCCATAAGTATGCATACGATTTGTATTCGTATTCTAATCATCTTGAGTCCATGCTTTCAGCAGAAAAGGTAAAGCTGCAATGGGCAGATGAAAGTATCTGGTACATTATTGCCAACAAAATAAGTCAGTATGGAGGGCAGTATGCCAAATGGCAGGAGAAATACTATAACTGTGTTAGGGAAAACCCCTTGGCTTCTGAGATACTGAAGATCAAGAATAATGCTCAGGCTCGCGTGGAAACCCTTCAGGCCAAAGTGGACAACATTAAAAAACTATCAGATATCCTACTCAATTTAGCCAGGAGAAAATAAGATGGCACTTAAAGAAGCACTAAAATTGATGAGAATGGCACTTGACAGTGGCGATCCAGAGCTTATAATGATGGCGAAGGACATGGTGGATAGTCTTGAGTCTAGCACTCCAAAGAGAGAGACAGACACTAAGCCTAAAGCACCAGAACCAGTTGTAGAAAGACCACGGGCAGTTTCTCCCAGAAACGTCAATGATGATTTCACAATGGTGCGTGATGAGGCTAAGGGTTCTTCTGCCGTGCCTGTAAATCAGGTTAAGAGAGAAATACAGTTTGTTGACGATGGATCGGATAGGGATATAGCAACTCCGTCTGTTTCTCCATCTGAAAGAAAGAGAAAGCCATTCAAGAAGGTATCGCAGGTATGTGGTAAGTGTAGCCAGTCTTATGAGGTTCACCCAGCACATGCCCGTGATAATTACATTTGCGACAGATGTATAAGGTCACGATGAAAAAGAAAACAACACAAAAGCAACTATTTAATCCTGCGGCAGAGAGAGCCGTTCTGGCTGGGTTATGTCAGTACGGTCTTGATGCCTATCTAGAGGTAGACTTCGTAGACGAAGACTGCTTCAATGATACTATGAATCAGGTATTATTTTCCTGCATTCATAAGTCTGTCATGGAAGGCTCTAAGGTAGACTTAACGTCTATTCTCTCGGCAGCAAGCGATCTTGGAATTTCGGATCAGCTTAACAACAAAGAAGAGATTGGCTTTATCCGATCTCTTTTTAATTTCCCTATCCATAAAGAAAATGTCGCCTCCCATGCCGCCAAGATTGCCAAGCTAAAACTAGCACGGCAACTACAGAAAACATTAGCCGCCTGCTCTCAGCAGTTAGGTGACATTTCTGGTGATGAAGATGTGCTTGACATTGTATCAAAAATTGAAGAGCCATTGTTGGATGCCACTGGATCAATCTATGAATCATCCGACAAAAAGACTGAGATTATTGGTGCAGATGTAAAGGACTATGTAGAGTACCTTATCTCAAACCCAAGCGATTATGCTGGTATTCCAAGCGGATTTCCACAGTACGATAATGCTATTGGTGGCGGGCTTAGAAGAAAGTCTGTTGATCTTGTTGCTGCTCGTCCAAAGGTTGGTAAGTCCATGTTTGGAGATGCTGTTGCTATGCACGTTGCTGGCAAGCTAGGTATTCCAGTATTAATGCTTGATACAGAAATGGGTAGGCAGGATCACCAGAATCGTATTCTTGCGTGTCTAAGTGGTGTTGATGTTCGCAGAATTTCTACTGGTCAGTTTGGCGAAAACCCAACTGAACTAGAAAAGGTTCAGGCTGCGGCTGAAGAGCTTGAGAAAATGCCATACCACTACATTAGTATTGCCGGTCAACCGTTTGATAACATTTTGTCAATCGCACGTAAGTGGATTTATCAGCACGTTGGATTTGACGAGAATGGCAAGACAAACGATTGCTTAATAGTCTATGACTATCTAAAGTTAATGGGTGGCGAGAGCATTAGTTCTTCCATGCAAGAATATCAGGTGCTTGGATTCCAGATTACTAAACTACATAACTTTTGCGTAAAGTATGATGTGCCATGTTTGAGCTTTGTACAGTTGAATCGTGATGGTATCACAAAGGAATCAACTGATGTTGTGTCTGGTTCAGACAGACTCATTTGGCTTTGTACTAGCTTTACTATTTTTAAGTTAAAGTCTGAAGAAGAGATTGCTACAGATGGAGTAGTACACGGGAACCGTAAATTGGTTCCTGTGGTTGCTAGGCATGGTGGCGGTCTTGATGATGGCGACTACATTAGTGTGAAGATGTTTGGTAACATTGGTAGAATTGAAGAAAGTAGAACTAGGAACCAAATTCATAATACCAATCAACAACGTGAAGAAGGATTTGAAATAGATGGCGACATTGAGCCGGGAACAGATATTGAAGATGTCTAATGCCGCTGCCGAGGATATTGGCAGGCTATTAGATCATTTCCAAGTTGACTTTATTGAACATCCCAATAGATTCGCTTTTGCGTGTCCCATCCATGGTGGAGACAACACAGAAGCGTGTTGTATCTTTAGTGATGGCAATACCATTAAGGGTAACTGGCAGTGCTGGACTAAGCATTGCGAGGAAGAGTATTCCAATAATCTTTTAGGTTTCATTCGTGGAACCATGGAATCTAAGTATGGTAGAAAAGTCAACCTTAATGAAGCATACCAGTTTACTCTAGATTTTATCGGCGGTGAGACTGAACTAGAAGGCGTTAAAGCAAAACACTTTAATCCACTAGAAGAGTTTCAGCGTGTTCAGGAAATACCAGAGTCTTCAATAACCAGAGATCAGGTTCGTAGCAAGCTTAAAATACCATCTGAGTATTTTATCAAGCGTGGTTTTAAGCCAGAGACTTTGGATGATTTTGATGTTGGTCACTCGTTTGAGACTGGCAAGCCAATGAGCGGAAGGTCTGTAGCACCAATTTATGATCAGAACTTTATGTTTATTGGATGTGCCGGTAGAGCAGAAAACGATAGAATGCAACCAAAATGGCTGTACAGCAAGGGGTTCAAAAAGTGTGTGCTATACGGCATACATCGTGCCTATAACAGGATACTAGAAACCGGCAGCGTTATCCTGGTAGAAGGACAGGGAGACGTTTGGAGAATGCATGAGTCCGGTTATACTCAAACTGTTGGAATCTTTGGTTGTAGTCTTACTGACGATCAGCTTATCCTGCTTGAAAAATGTGGAGTTATGAATGTTGTTGTGCTGACAGATTCAGATGAGGCTGGCGAAAAAGCATATGAACAGATAGTTAAGAAGGGTGGCAGAAGATTCAACTACTACAGACCAACGATTTCCACCAAAGACGTTGGCGATCTCTCAATAGAACAAATTAAAGAAGAACTTGGTCCTCAATTACTAGGAGTAACTCAATGACAAAGATTATAGGATTTGCTGGCACAAAGCAGGCTGGCAAGACCACAGCAAGTAATTTTCTTCATGGCTATCAGATGAGATGCCATAGTGTTATTAACAACTTTAGCATTCTTGAAGATGGAAAGCTAATGGTGGAATCTGTCATTAAGTCAGAGGACGGCGAAGAGTATGAGTCAAAAGGTATGCTAGATGTAAACCGTAGCGATATGGAATTTGCCGAATGGGCAGCATACAACATGTGGCCTTTTGTAAAGAGCTATTCTATGGCTCGCCCCCTAAAGGAATTCTGTATCCATATGTTTAAGTTGAATCGTTCTGAGGTATACGGAAACAATGCCCAGAAGGACTTGAAGACAAAGTATAGATGGGAAGACATGCCAGGGGTCACAGACAAAACTGGACGCATGACGAATAGAGAGTTTCTACAATTTTTTGGTAGCGATCTGTGCCGTAAGATTTATCCAGACATTTGGCAGCGGCGTCTTGTGGATGACATACAGGCAGAACAGCCATTGCTTGCGGTTATTGACGACCTAAGATTTCCAAATGAGGTTGAGGCAATTCAGGACGCTGGTGGAAAGGTTATTTATCTAACAAGAAACCCATACGAAGATTCACATCATAGCGAAAATCAATTGGCAAACTATGATGGAATGGACGCTGTTATAGATAATGCTAATCTCGGTATTCATGATGTAAATGTAGAACTAGTTCGCCTTCTTGAGAGTTGGGGCTGGTTGGGTGGAGCTGTTGTGCCAAGTAAGATTCAGCCACGAACTGAACCTAATACTTCTGGTATTCATACTTTTAAGAAAGGGTGATTCATGTTATGTCCTTACATTAGATCGTCGTCATACAATGGGTATGAGTATTGTCAGCTACAATACTATTTTACCTATGTGCTGGGCTATCAGTCCCCATCTGGCAAGAAGGCACAGCTTGGAACTATTGTCCATAAGGTAATGGAGGTTCTTGCCACTCTTAAGAAAGAGCATCAGGATAACCCAGACGCTAAGAGTCTGACGATAGTGGATGACGCTATTGGAGAAGTTAAGTGTACTCCAAAAGCTTTGTATACTAAAAAGTTCGTAGACAAGATGCTGAAGCAATCATACGAAAACTACACTTCTAATTGCACTCATAAATACACCAATGCTGATTACAAGTTTTGTGATGAGCTTGTGCAGATAGCAATTGAATATAATGATGGTCAGTTTGATCCAAGGAATAGAAAGATTGTGGCCGCTGAACCACATTTTGACATTCCTATTGATGAGCCATGGGCTACGTTTACCTATAAGGATAATAAAGGTAATGACGTAGAAGGGCGACTTGCTATTAAGGGTACTATTGACTTTGTAACAGAAATAGACGATGGTGTTATTGAGGTAATTGACTGGAAGACTGGTCGCCGTTTAAATTGGGCTACTGGAGAGGAAAAGACATATGAAAAACTATGTGAAGACCCACAGCTACTACTATACAACTACGCTATTACGAAGTTGTTTCCAGACTACGATCAGGCTATCATGTCAATATTCTTCATACGAGATGGTGGACCTTTCTCTATGTGCTTTGATAAGGATGACCAGCAAAAGTTTCTAGGAATGCTAGAGAAGCGATGGAAGTCAATTACCAGAAATGATTTTCCGCAACCATGCTCAAGAGATCGCAAGAGCTTTAAGTGTACTAAGCTATGCCATTTCTATAAGACAAAGTGGCCTGGAACTAATACCTCCATGTGTGAGTATGCCGAAGAGCATTTAAGGGCTTTTGGCTATGATGAGGCTACCGAGAAACTAAAGCGTGACGGGTTCGATTCCAATTACTATGAGGCTCCAGGCTAATGGCAGAATTAATTGATTGGCATAAGGAATTTGATCAGGGTAATAAGTTTCTGTTAGATACTGCTGGTTATTTAGCAGACATGCTACCAGAGCAATATCGTGTTGTCATTAAGTACGATCAGGGAGGTTGGGACAACTTTAATGATGATAAGCTAAACATAGTTTTCTCAACATCTCGTGAGATGCATATCATAGCCCATGACTTCTTCGTAAAGGAAGTACATTTCATTTTTCAGAATTATCATTGGCTTGATAAGTTTGAACTACCGTACCTAAATTGTATAACACATCCATTGCCGCTTGGACCTTTTGTCAACTGTGACAACATGCCAGACCCGCAGCCAATACCTGATAGAAAATATGACTTCACATTTATTGGTCAGATTCCCGACACTGGAACCCGTGATTTTTTCAAGCGTGGGCTTGACAAACTCATGAAGGAAACTGGCGACAAGTTCAATTACTATGTTGAAATTACTGATGGATTTGGAAAGGGGTTAAGTCATGACGATTACATCGGCCTTCTTAACGATTCTAAGGTTGTTCTATGCCCACCGGGGGCCAGCAGTCCAGAAACGTTCAGATTTTTTGAAGCGATAAAAATGGGAGCATTACCAGTAGTTGAAAGATTGCCGCCATTGTGGTATTATCGTGAAGCACCATTCTCTAAGTGTTCGTGGGCAGTGATGGACAAGATCCTATCAGTCACCCTGAATACCCTGAATGGAAAAATGATGCCAGAAATTGTCAGGAAGATTGTTGAATACAATTTGACAATTCTTGAACCAAAAGCACTGGCACGGCAGCTTGCGAATATCACGTTACAGCGTGATAGTATTGGTGTAGAGAAAGTTAAGCAGGATATGGATAGAACCCGAAAGGAATTTAGAAGTCATGTCGAGTAAAATCGCACTAAATTGTAAGACTCATTTTAGTCTATTGCTTGGTTTTTCAAAGTGTGATCAGTTGGCAAAGAAGGCAAAAGAACTAGGCTACGATGCCGTTCTTCTTGCCGACATTGGCAGCATGTCTGGTGCTGTTGACTTCCATGCTGCATGTAGAAAGCATGAGATTAAGCCAATCATCGGATGCGACTTTGGTACGTTTATTTTAATTTGTAAGAACAAGGCTGGATGGTTTGATTTAATTAAATACGTGTCTGATTCTAGCTATGACAGGCTTAGAGAGGTTGCCGAGGCTGGCAATCTGCTTTGCTTGACAACGAGCGATGGATTTGCTAAACTATTCGGAT